GCACGGTCGCACCGGCTTCTCACAGGTTGCTGCACTTTTTGAGGCGGCTGCACGCGGTGCTGGCTCCCCTGAAGAAGCGGCGACGTTCACCACCAACCTGCTCTCTGAGCTGTCTTCACCGACGCTGGCCAACAATTTCAAGCAAATCAAAGTCGGCAAGCGTGGCCTTGATATTCGTGCGCTAATGCGTGCTGACGCGGCGAAGGGGCTGACCCCGCTGGATACTGTCGACCGGGCCATTCGCAGCATGGATGAGCACGATCCTCAGTTCGTGGACCTGAATAAGCAGATTGCCCGGACGGCTCCCGGTGAAGCCAGAGCGCAGCTGGAGGCACGACGCGACCAGATTCACGGCCAGAACGTGGGGAGAATCTTCACCAATGAATATTCCCGCATGGGCTTCCTGAACTGGGAGCGTAACAAGGACTACTACCACAAGCTGGTCGGGGAAGGTAACGAGCAGTTTGATATGCCTGCCGGGAAAACCTCAGCTGACCTTGACTTTGAGCTGGTGAAGGACAGCCCGGCATTTCAGGTCAACAAAGCCAAAAACGAAGCGGCCTTTTCATCCAATGATACGGCCTCTCCTTTCACTAAGTGGGTTGGGGAGGCGGCTGATAAAGCGGCTGAGCTGGCGAAAGAATTTCCCAAACTGACCACCGCAATCAGCGGGGCATATTCCGCTATTCAGGGGATTGGCGCAGCAGGCGGTGCCGGGCTGGGGGCGCTGGCGCTGGCGGGCGGCCAGAAACTGTGGAAGCGGTTCCGGGGTGGCGGATCGGCGGTGGCTGAAGAAGCTGCAGAAACAGCAGCAAAAGGCGGGAGTCTTCTGAGTAAAGGCGGGAGCCTGCTGGGTAAGGTCGTCCGTGCGCCACTGGCTGAAGGCTTTATGGCTGCAGGTCAGTTTTACGATCAGTTTCTGGAGCGCGGTGACGATAAGCTCAAGCGGCTGAAAGAGGATGGCTACAATATCCCGGACCACATGCCTAAGCCGGTTGGTTTTCTTGATGCCTTTGATGAAATCAAAAGCTTTTTCTCGCAGAACAATACTGCAAAACCTGCAGCTACAGGCGCCACCATGCCATACACCCCACAGGGGCCGCAGCAACCGATTGTGGCCAATATCTACCTCGACAGCCGTGAGGTAGCAGATACGGTATTGCGCCGGATTGATGTTGATTCGAGGAGGAAATAGTGGCGGATACGATTAACGAGATTGCTGCAGCGCTGGGGGTAGACCTGCTGATGCCAGCCTCGTTCCGGGGCGTGGAGTTCGACTGCCTGTTTACCCGCGACACCCTGGCAAAGGACACCGTGACTTATGCTTACCCGTACAGGGACGGTGAAGAGGTGGAAGACCAGGGGCTGAAGGCGGTGAACTTCCGCCTGCAGGCTATCTTCTGGGGCAACCGCTACCAGACGCAGCTTAAAGCTTTTTTAAACGCCCTTAAAACGGCGGGCACCGGCGAGCTGGTTCACCCGGTATATGGTTCTGTGCCGGACGTGCAGTTTCTGGAGGCCGGGGTATTCCATGAGGTGGAGCCGGTTAACGCTATCACCGTCGACCTGGTCTTTGTGGAGAGCGGCAAGCCCGATGCGCTGTTTGCCACCACCCATTACGAGGCAGACGGCGACAGCATTTTCGACAGTGCGATCAGCTGGTTCGGGGACACAATGGATACGCTGCGCGATATTCAGCAGGATATTGCCCGCGTCACCAATATCATCGCCTCAGCGGAATACGTGGTAAACGCCCTTGCAAACGAGGTTCAGTCCACCATCGGCAGCGCCCTCAACTATCTGGACTACCCGACCGCCTTTATCTCCGACCTGAAGCACCTGACCGGCGCATTCACTGACCGGCTGTCGCTGAGCGAGGCTTCCCGCCTGTCGGACTGGAACGCCCTGACCGGGCTGAAGGACACCATGCTGACGTTACCGGCGCAGCGTACCACCGCGCAGCAGACCATGTCTTCCGGCAGCGTGTTCGCCTCCACCCTGCGCCGTGCCAGCGTGATGCCGCAGAGCGATACGGAGATGATTAACCAGGCCATCCGCCTGGTGGCCGTGAGCGAAATGACCGACACGGCCAGCGATATCTTTGTGAATGAGACCGCATCCCCGACGCTGTCCTCCACCGATATTGAGCGCATCACCGGCGACGTGCGCACCCTGATTGTGGAGGCGATAGCGGCCCAGCGGGCGTCCGTCTCGGCGCGTATGGCCACTGCCGTTCGCGAGCAGGCCGGTACGCCGGATACCCGTCAGGATCAGGCCATCATTGCTGCGCTGCAGGAAAGCGCCTGGCACCTGCAGGAGCAGGCTCGCGGGCTGATACTGGCGCTGCCACCGCTGGTACAGCGTCAGGTGACGCGCCGCTGTAATCTGCCCCTGCTGGCATTTGAGTGGTACGGCGACGCCTCCCGCGCCACGCAGCTGGCCCGCCTCAACCCGTCGCTGCGCCAGTCCAATAACCTGAATCCGGGAGATGTGCTGTATGCCTGGGCAAAATGAGCAGCGCCTGACGCTGCGTATCGGGGGCCGGTCGCATGACGACTGGGAGCGCTTTGAGGTGGATTCCGACCTGCTGACCCCGGCAGGCGGCTGGCAGTTGTCAGTCGGCACCGCTGAGCCTGTGTTGCCCAGTAATGTGGAGGCCGGAGCCAGAGCCGAACTGCGCTACGGCGACAGTACCATCATGACCGGCATGATTGATGAGCTGAGTCACGACGTGAGCCGTGGGCAGCATATGCTGGAGCTGACTGGGCGCGACGCAGCGGCGGTACTGGTGGACTGTTCGGCCCCCATTTTTACCGCGCAGGAAATGACGCTGAAGGAGGTTATTTCGCAGGTGATTAAGCCGCTGGGCGTGACCGCTATCCGCATGCAGGCTGAGAACCCCGGCAGCGTGAAGAAGGTCAGCATCGAGCCGGGTGACAGCGCGTGGGATGCGCTGAAACGCGTCGCCGAAATGAGCGGCCTGTGGCCGTGGATGGCCCCGGACGGCACGCTGATTATCGGCGGGCCGGACTACAGCGCCACGCCGGTGGACACGCTCATCATGCACCGTAACGGGCAGAACAATAACCTGCTCAGGCTGGGCAAGCGTACCGATATGAGCGGGCGTTACTCTCAGACCACGGTACTGGCGCAGGGCCACGGCACAGGGCATGAAGATGGCAAGGCAAACCGCAAATGCACAGTGAAAGATACCACCATGACGCTCTACCGCCCGCGTATCGTGGTAGAGGGTGACTCACAGAGCGATGAAGAGGTGCAGTTCCGCGCCCGCAAGCTGCAGGCCGATGCGAGGCTGAATGGTTTTGCGCTCTCGGCCACCTTGCGCGGCTTCACCACCGCGAACGGCACGCTGTGGGCACCGGGCCAGCGGGTTTACGTTAAAAGCGACGTCCACGGGGTCGACGACGTTTACTTCATCATGCGCCGCACCTTCCGTGGCGGGCGTGGTCAGCGGCAGGAAACCTCGCTACTGCTGCGTGAGGACGGTATCTGGCTGCCGGATGCATATCCGAAATCCGGCCATCGCAAGGGGCACCGGCGCGGCAAAAAAGACAAGGGACTGTGGACAACATGGGAGCAGGTCGACAATGCCTGATTTTTCGGGACTGATAGATAAGCGCATACGCAAGGCGCTCAGCGGCATACGTCTGGCCTTTCGCGGCGTACTGACCCGTATCACCACCACGGGTGGCGTCCAGACCGCGCAGGTGGCCGGGCTGGCCCCTGAAGGGCTGGAAGGCATTGAGATGTTCCAGCAGTATGGTTTCACCACCGTACCGCCAGAAGGCGCGATGGCGATTGTGCTGCCGCTGGGTGGGCGTACCAGCCACGGGATCGTGATTGCCACCGAGCACAGCAGCTACCGCCTGCAGGGGCTGGAGTCCGGCGAGGTGGCTATCTATACCGATGAAGGGGCCAGCATCGTCCTGAAGCGTAACCGCATCATCGCCGTTGACTGCGATGAGTGGCAACTTAACTGCAAAAAATACAGCGTCAGTGCCTCGGAATCGGCGGCATTCACCACACCTGAGCTGAGTACGTCCGCAAAGCTGACCGCACAGGGGTTTATCTGCGGTAACGGCGGGATGGCCATCAAAGGTGGCGACGGTGGCGTGACGGCCTCGTTTGAGGGTAATATCAGCCATAAGGGCGGCACCATCACCTCCGTAGCGGTCACCATCAACGGGGTTAACATTGGGCCTCACATCCACGACACCCCGGATGGCCCGTCAGGCCCGCCCAAAAACGCATAACCTCACCGGGGCATCCCCGCCCCGGACTTAGCCGCTTCACCCTCGTACCTTACTGCCTTCCCGCGCCTGCGGCATTCTGCCCGCTATGGACGCTTACATTGATCACACCACCGGTGACTACACCGGACAGCGCTGCACCGACCTGCATAACGCGGTCTGGCTGCGTCTGCGCATCCGTAAGGGCACGTACTGGGCTGACTCACAGATAGGGTCACGCCTGCATGAGCTGGCCCGCGCAAAGGACACACCGCAGACCCGCACGCTGGCCCGCCAGTATGCCGAACAGGCGCTGCAGCCGCTGATTGATGACAAAAGGGCGACCGCTGTGGATGTGGTCGTCTCCTCGCCTGAAACGGGCTGGCTGTTGCTTTCCATTACAGTCACCAGTGCGGGCGGGGATGTGCTGACCTTCCGTCATCCGGTCAAAGTGGTTTAAACGGGGAATTATGGCTCGCAGCGTACCGGCACTCGCCGACATTACTCAACAACAGCTACGGGATATCCGCAATCAGCTCCCGGATGCGGACGTCTCCGGGGACAGCGACTATGCCATCCGGGCGAACGCCGTCTCCGGCGTGGCTCAGGGGCTGTACAACGACCAGAGCTGGATACTGCGCCAGATATTCCCTGACACCGCCGACCATGACTGGCTGGTGATGCACGCCCGCTCCCGTGGTCTGTCCCCTAAACCCGCCAGTGCGGCAAGCGGTCAGGCGATATTCACCGGTTCGGCGGGCCTGAAAGTGGTCAGCGGTCTGCAGTTCCGCCCGCGTGGCGGCAATGTGCTTTACCAGACCACTGCAGAGGCCACGCTCAGCGATAAAGGCACCGTTACCGTGAGCGCCAGCGCCATGACCACTGGCGTGGCGGGTAATCTCAGCGATAACACCGTCGCCACGCTGCTCAGTGCGCCGCAGGGTATTGACAGTGCGGTAACGATTAAGACCATGCGCGGCGGCACAGATGCCGAGAGCGACGACTCGCTGCTCTCACGCCTGCTGGAGCTGATGCGCCGCCCGCCAGCCGGGGGAAACAAGTATGACTACCGCCGCTGGGCGATGGAGGTGAGCGGCGTATCGGAGGCTTACGTTTACCCTCTGCGCCGGGGCTACGGCACCGTGGACGTGGTGATTACCGCCAGCGGCGGTCTGCCGTCCGACGAGACTCTCAAGGCGGTGCAGGCTCATATCGACGACCAGCGCCCGGTTACAGCAAAAGACACGCTGGTGATGGCCCCGGAGCCGGTGAATACCGATATCTCAGTCAAGGTCAGCCTCAGCGGGCTTTCACTTGATGAGGCCAGAACGCAGATAACCCAGGTGCTGACGGATTACTTCAGCCGCCTGGCTCCGGGAGAGATTGCAGTCAGAACCCAGATGGGTGCGCTTATCTCCGATATTACCGGCGTGCTGGACTACGAGCTGACCGCGCCGACCGGTAACGTCGTGCCGGAGGTCAGCGAGAAGACCGTGCAGTGGATACGTCCGGGCACCATCACCGTGGATGAACTCAAATGACCGGAAACGACTGGCGCGAACTGCTGTATCTGCTGTTGCCTGATGGTTACGCCCGCAACGGCCAGCGCCTGAACGCGGAGCTGCAGGCTGAAGGAAATATGCTTGCCAGCGTCGAGCGCAGCGCTCAGGACGTGCTGAATGGCGTGACCCCCTTTACCGCCGTGGCGCTGCTGTCGGACTGGGAGCGCGTGCTGGGGCTTTCAGTGAGCAACGGCATGACCATTCAGGCCCGCCGCCAGCAGATTATGGCGAAGCTGGTTGAGACCGGAGGGCTGAGCCGCAGCTACTTTATCCGCCTGGCGAAATCGCTGGGCTACGACATCACCATCGACGAGCCAGAGCCGTTCCGCTGTGGCCGTAACCGCTGCGGTGAACGTCTGTGGATGCCGGAAATTGTCTGGGTCTGGATTGTAAATATTCAGGACGGTCAGGTGCCGGTTTACCGCTTCCGCTGCGGCAGTTCGGCCACGGGTGAGCATCTGATGTCATTTGGCCAGAATATGCTGGAAAGCATATTCCGCGATTTAAAACCTGCTCACACGCAGGTTGTTTTTAATTATGCGGAGGACTAAACGTAATGAAAGATATTATTGAGCCGGTCGATACCGACGATGGATTATTTCACGATGGCGACCCGTCAACCGGCGCGGAAGGCACCATCGTTTACGCCAAAATAATGAACGCGCTTCAGGGCGGCATTATTGATATTCAGACCGAGAATAAAAATATTCTGGCTGAAGCTAAAATGAAGCCTGATTCGTCGAAGAATAACCAGTTGATTACGGCGCTGAAGGCGCTGTTTCTGGTTAGCGACGATAAAACAGTGGCAGGTGCGCTTCAGAAAAGCAAAAACCTGTCAGACCTGGCTGATATCAATAAAGCCAGAGAAGTGCTGAAACTCGATAAGGTAGGTAACTGGATGGCGGTGCAGGCTAATGGCGGCCAGCGTTCATCCGGCAATCATCAGGTATTCATTGACTGGGGAGCTGACGGGAAGCCGCACCTGACGGTTGACGCTTCCTATATTGGTGAAATGTTTACCACTGGTAACCCGCCAAACGCGGCCCAGACCGGCGCCTATCCCAAAACCGGAGGACGGGTTGATGGTGAGGTATGGTCTGAGGTAGGAAATAACTTTCGTTCAGTCGCAGGCAATCGGGGCGTGTTCTGGCGCTTTGATGGTAATGCCTGCTATCTGATGTTCACCAAAGATGGCGATCCTCACGGAGGTTACAACGCTCTTCGTCCGCTGATAGCTGATTTTGCTACAGGTAAATTATCAGCCGGACATGATTTCACAGCAGGCGGAACGCTCTATGCAGGGGCGGGGAAATGCTGGATGGCAACCGACGGCAATGTCTATGGCCCTGTATGGGGCGGTTATCTGAATAACTGGGTTGCCGGGCAGATTGCTGCACAGATAAATGATGTAAGGAACTGGGTATATCAGAACTTCGTAAACAGTTCGCGGCAGGCATCACCTCAATGGACAGGTGGAATCGGAGGCGGAATGCAGGTGCCTGCAGGATGTGTGGTGATTGGTGCCCGAAACAACGGCAGTTCAGATGCAGCGCATATGGGTCTTTTATATGCCGCAGAGCAAATTCTCATTAATGGCAACTGGATGACGATAGGATTAGCTTAATGATTATTTTGAAAGATTTTGAGGTTTATAATGCTGAGATTATTGCCGGTAAATCAATTCTGTTCCTGAAGGACAGTGAGGGCCGTGACTGGTATGAATCCCAGAAACTATTTGACGATAAGTCGCTGAAATTCATTTTCAACAGTGCCGGTATCGTCACCTCAGTAAGCTACGATGTATCGGCGCTATGGCCCGTCGGTAACTCTGTCGCCGAAATCCCGGCATCCGAAGTACCGGAAAATCTGGATATTGACGGCAACTGGATGTTCGATGGCAAAAGCATTGTGCCGCGTACCTATACCGCCGAGGAGTGGCAGGCGAAAGCGGAAGCGCAACGTCAGAACCTGCTTTCAGCAGCAAATGCCGCCACCGCTGACTGGCGCACAGAGCTTCAACTGGATGTTATCAGCGAGGCTGATAAAGCCACCCTGGTTAAATGGATGGCCTATATCAAAGCGCTTAAGGCGCTGGATCTTAATGGCGTCATCGATGAGGCGGGATATAACGCGATAGCGTGGCCGGATAAGCCTGTTTTTAAGGCATGATCTGAAGGGTATACCGAACCAAGCTGGAACGTTGCATAAATTCACTTCAGAATTAGCAATAGCGCCAGCTTTTAAGATAGCTTTTTGACTTTTAAAAAAGGACGAACTAATGAAGTCCATAAGCAGCGTTTTAACTTAATTTTTAATGGGCGATCTTTCTTGATCTCTTCCCAAAGGGCGGTTTTCTTATCATCAAGCCATTTTGATCCGTTGTCGTAGATTTGTATGGTTGAAGTTTCTGAGTGCTCCGATCTTTTTATCACAGGAGGAATGACAGCTTCGAGGTTACAAACAGAATACTCTCTTAGCGTCTGCCATCTATCTGCTACCATCCAGACTGGATACAGAAATTCGATAAGTTTTTTTGCTGCGGATTGATTGATTATATAACCATGCGAACGGGAAGCCTCAAGGACATCATATATATTACGCCTCTCACTTAAGCTGGACGTTGGGCTATCAATATATTGTGAGATTTCAGTAAGAAGTGTGACTGTAGGAGGCTGAATGTTCCTTTTTTCGATCTCTGACATAACTACGACACTTTCACAATTTAGAAGCGCGTCGTCCTCTAAAATAAGCGCCATCGGTATCGCTTCAGAGGCTATTCTTCTGTAGACATTGATATGACTAAGCGCACAGCCCACTTCGCCACAACTTAAAGCGTAGTTAAGTGGCCTTGTTTCTCTCATAATATCCGTGTATGAGAGTTGTGAGCCGTCAACCGCTTCTACGATTTCGTAATCGAGATTCAGACGAGAAAGTTGTTGCTCCATGGAGGCACGACGCTCTGTAGAACGCGCAAGATTGATTACGAATACCTTCATCGCATAAAATCCTTTACTTATCAAGTGCTAAATAGAGACTCTGAATAAGAATCTAATTGTAAGATATTAACCAAAAAACCACTTAAAAAATTTACATACTCAGAGGCAAGTATGCAACTTGGTATACAAACCGTAAATAAACAAACAAGATTGATTCTATTAGATATTGACTTAGATCAATTTATTACAAGAGGGTCGAATAAATTCGGATGAACTCCCAACGCATTGAACTTTGATTCAGAGCTTTTAGATTCCGATCCCGCGGCAAATGGAACAAGAAATGAATAATGCCTCCCCCCTGTAACTCCTTACGCCTGTAAATCACCTTTATTATTGATTCTGTCGATCAATTAATGGTAATTGATCGTTTTCATAGATCAATATGAGGAAAAGAATGAAAACAACCATCATCCCATGGGTGGGTGGAAAACGTAAACTGGCTAAGCATCTGCTCCCGCTGTTTCCGGCGCACGTATGCTATGTTGAGCCATTCTGCGGTGGCGCTGCGCTGTTCTTTATGAAAGAGCCATCAAAGGCGGAAGTGCTGAACGATATAAACGGCGATATCGTCAATCTTTATCGCGTTATCCAGAATCATCTGGAGGAGTTTATAAAGCAGTTCAAATGGGCTTTAACCAGCCGCGAAATATTTAAATGGCTCAAAGATACACCGTCTGAGACGCTGACCGATATTCAGCGTGCTGCGCGTTTCTATTATCTGCAAAAACTTTCATTTGGTTCAAAGGTTGAAGGCCGCACGTTCGGTACAAGTGCCACCAGTCCCTCAAGGCTCAATATCCTCCGCATGGAAGAAACCCTTTCTGAGGCATGGCTAAGGCTTCACAGGGCAACCATAGAGCATCTGGACTGGCAGGCGTGCATACGCCGTTATGACCGTCCCGGCACACTCTTTTATCTTGATCCGCCTTACTGGAAAACACAGGGCTATGGTGTGCCATTTGGGATTGAACAGTATGAGCTGATGGCAGAACTGGCAAGAGTAATTAAGGGCAACATGGTGATTTCGGTAAATGATCACCCGGACATGCGCCGGGTGTTCGATGGGCTTGATATAGCGTCGGTCAGCACGACCTACTCAGTAGGGGATAATAACGGCCATAAAGCTGCTGAGCTCATCATTACCAACTTCAAGCAGTCGCCCGGTATGCTGAAGTCCTGAACGGCTCAGTAAGCTGCCACAGGCCGTTTTGTCAACGGCCACACCACGTACCGCCATTTGTTCCAGTATGAAACGAGTGGCGTGCTGGTTGCCTTTGGTGATGAAGATAATAGCCTGAAGTGTAAGCGCTGGTGCCTGGCTCAGGGCTGAAACAATCTCGCAGGCGTCGTCTGTCATTCTCTGCCGGATAGGTGAAAAATCCATAATAAACTCCTTCTGATTGGTTAAAAATCACACAGTCATGTGCTGCGGCAAACACTAACTCGACAAAATACACGAGTCCAGAAGAAGGGGAAGCAAGAGCGGGCTGATTTGTATTTCGACCAAATATTATACTGATTGTAAAACTATTTGATTCTTCAGTTAAGGTCAAAACCTGAATCAAATAGTTTTACAATCAGTATCAAACAATTTTTCGCGCTACAGCCGGTCAGAAAGGTATCGCGATTGCGCCATTTACTGTCCGCTGAATAGGCCAGAGCGACCCGCTCCGCATCCCGGCTGTTCCAGCCATCTTCAGCCAGCCGGACTTTTTCAATCGCCTGTGCAGC